AAAATGTGTCCAACTACCATCCCAAGCAACGGCACCTCACTTTTTTCTATAGGTGACCGCATATATACTGCATGCTTTGGTAACGGCACAAAGAAAGAATTTCTTGATGTTAAAATCGATGTCAATCCATCTGCAATCGCTGATAAATGCACCCCAAAAGTGTATGCCGAATATAGATTGCCCCATATCCCTGCACCAATAGTTGTTCCAGGACCATGCATATGTAATGCGCACCATGCTGCAATGAGCAGATCGTACAATAACGAAGCTGAATTCTATCCTGAATTATGGCTAGGTGCTGCAAATCGTTTCTTAAGCATGATAGACTGGTCGAAAGGATGTGATACCCCACTCGTAGACTTACATGATATTATTCGAGGAATGAGTGGCTGGAGCAAATCTACCAAAGAAGAAGCACATTTAGTAGCAGATGAGATTGAACAACACATATATAGAGCTAGCAACAAAGCCTTTCCAAAAGTAGAACCCTTTCTAAATAAAATCATAGCGGATACGCGATTTATTCAGGGTAAATGGTTGGTGTGGGTTTTGTTGACGATCCAAGTGATTAAGACTTTCAAGAAGAGGACTCAGGGTTGTTTCAATGATCCCAATGGGCAAGTTGTCAACGGTCATTTATTGACGAAAGATCAACAAGGTCAATGGTTTTCAAACAATCTACACTTACATAAGAGCACGACAGATGGTAAATCCTACGATTCTACTCACAGGTTAATGATGAGAACATGGTTTTACTCGCTCGTATGTGATGTCGTTCCTGAAATCAGTCCAATGCAAGATCGCGCCATGCGTGATCAGTGGACAATCACAGGCTCAATATTACGTGATTTAGCTAAATACACACTACCAACACCATCTAAACCTGATGATATATGCCCTATGACGAGTGGCAGCACCAGCACATCTGATGAAAATACTTGGTTGAGACATGTCGATAATATTTATATCCATGGACCGACTTTAGAATCATCTATGTGTGGAGGCGATGACGCCTGTGCAGCCACAGTCGATTATATCGACGATGAGCAAATAATCAAAAGAGGTTCAGAAATAGGACGCATGGAGACACCAGATCTTAGAGATCACAAAATGGTATTCTTACAACAACATTTCGTTAGAGTCGAAAACGAAGTTGGAGAATTAGTCTACATGCCTATCCCTCGGTTAGGTAGAATTTTTTCAAAAATTGGTCTAATCAAAG